CTTTTTATTTGTAATTCCACGGGATAAAATTGCTTGAGCAAAATTCTTAGCCATTCCAAACTTTTCTTTGAGAGATGCACTTTTAAAACTTTTATTATCGGGTTGTTTTTTCATATTGACTCCTTTCACACAGTATACACATTAATATTTATTCGTCAGGTATAATTGTTCCAGAATAAATAAATTCTTTTCCAGCGGCAGAGAAAGATGATTTCAATGAGTCAAGTTTCGCCTGTGTAATTCCTGCAATATTATCAGTATCACCATCTCTAACTCCTACTGCAACTAAAGTCAATGTATGACCAACTGGAGTATTTATGGAGTAACCAGCAATCGCATCATCCACGAAGTCATCGATAGTACCATTGATACCAAGTTTAGTGTTACTAATATTCACATAAGATAAAAAGGTTCGTTGCTCTGGAACATTCGTGCATTGAGAGTCATGCTCACTACCGCTGCGAGGAAGATGTAATCTTCTCAAGTCTTTACAGTTGGAGACATTTACGGTTTCTAAATTAGGTGCTAAATTACCATGTAAATAAGGCACAGTAAATTCTTTTGCTACACCACCAGCAAAGTCTGACGAAGGTAAAAATGTTCCGCTGAATGCTGGGAGTGGTGAGTAACGATTGCTCCATCCAGTATCGTCTTCTTGAGTATATCCTAAATTAATCGATACTATTCTCGGATAATACACCCCACTGCCGATTAGATTAAAGTGTCTAAGGCTTCCAAAACCACACTGAGACGAAGTAGGACCGACATCAGGATCATCATCAAAGTGTATCAAGTGTAGTCCCTGACCTTGAGTGGTCCAAATCATGTTAAATGTTTCTAATGCACCACCCCCGTGGAATTGAAGAGTTCGATAACCATTGGGAGTTCCATTGGGGTTTGCTTTTGGACTGTCGAAGTAAAATTGTTTGAGTGTATGTGATGCCAAACGTTTTGTATTTTCACCAGTGGTGTTCAAATAAGTTTGTGATATATCAAGGTACTCGATAACATTTTGATTCTTGTTGATCACTTCAACAGAAAAATCTCCTGCATTAGAAGCGTTTAGATAAGTTGTTGGATTTTCAACAATCATTAGTTTATCCGTCCATAAATGTTCACCAAAAGCAGGGTTGGTTCTCCAGTTTGGAAGATAATTATCACTTGATATATCGTTTTCACTGATATTAATTTGTTTCGAAAATCTAGTAGAATTATACACTAAGTTTTCTTCACCGATAGTTCTTAATGCATACAATCCATTATTCGAGATATCAAAATATTCAAGAGTCTCATTATTATCAATTATTCTACTTGCATCAAACCAATCAAGTAATGATCCCGTAGGATAAGATGTATTTTTTGCATTACCTGAAGCGTACAAAGTTCCAAACCCAGAATCTAAAATATCTGCAACGTCTTGAGAAAAAATACTACCCATTTTATATCCAATGATAGAATCAGGATTTGCTGTTCGTTCATCGAAGAAGTATGAGTCCCAATCACTCGCACCATCTGTTTTATGACCATATCCTCTAGGATTTATTGACAGAGAGAGAACTGTTCCTAGTGTATCTGCGTACAATTTTGAATGCATGTATGGTTCATTTTCATTTCGAACGGGATCGTACTTCGTGAAATTTAAATACTTTGCAGCGTTTTTCCAAGAGTTGTATCGTGCAGAAAATGGACCAGTGTACGGGTTGTTGTATAGTAATTTAAATTGAAAATTTGTAACTCCCTCAGAAGATGGAGTTCCCAAAATATATTGATACGAGGTTCGATCTAATGGAAAAATCGCTTCGGTTACACCATCATTATCTGGAGCATCTGGATTGTCGATTCTATAATATGTCTCTCTCTCATTAGGTTCGACTGCAACAGAAGTTCCGATCAATGTCTGTCCAGATGGACTATATCCGAGCATTGGAACACTGACATTATTTTCCATTCGATATCCATCAAAAATATGATGTTCAGTTCTCGCTGATTGTGGTGGTATTAAAAATGCCTCATCATTGACCGTTGGGAATTCACCAACAACTCCTTTATTCGCATTATCACGACTTAAGAATCTTTCTCCACTATCTGACCATTCATTTGGAGTGTCTGGAACCGTGATCTCAATCAAGCGACTCGGATCAGACTCAAAATATCCTCCCAAACCGTTATCTTCGATTCTTGTCACATAATACCAAAGTGTGTCACCTTCATTTGCAAATTCATCTATGAAGTTTTCGTGAACAGTATAACACGGAACATCTGGATCAATACATGGGAACCCCTCAGTTTGAGAAGTTAAAACAGTTCTGCTGTAAGAAACTATTTGATCAGTGATATCAAAGAAAGGTCCGTTTTGACCTACGGATGACTTGTAGACCTTATACCCTAACGTTGGACGTATATCTTGTGGAGTAACTGATGGACTCGCATCCACAGTGGAATCAAGATAGTTTGGTTTATCTATTCCATATGCATCACACAGATAATTTAAAGCATCAACTCTCTGCTGATTTCCTAAAAACAAAGCAGGATATTCTGAGTTTAAATTCGACCCCCAAAAACCAACTGAACGAGTTCCATCAGCCTCTTCTATTGGGAATAATAACGCAGAAGATGAATCTCCTGATCTTACTCCCGCCTGAGTGGTTGGGGTCAAATAGCCAGCGCCGCCCCTCATATAATTTCCAAATGACGCACTTCCAAAGTCTCTATAGTCATAATCAACGTGCTGAAGTTCAGTAATTTGAGGAATATCAGATAAGATAATTGATCGATTGTCATTTAACGAATTTACATATGAATCGTATCGCACATAATACGCACTTGTTCTCATCTTATAGGAGATCGTATCCTTTATCGTTGAACTAAATTCTTCTCCCACCAATAACGGTTGAATGTTGGCATTATTTGTAGCACTAAGCCAGCGATAAGATGGATTTTCAGAATTGGGTTCCCGCAAACGAACGTAATAATTTATCGCTCTCTGCATTTGATCGATCATCACGGCTACTCTTGACCCTTGTGCGGTGCTTGGATTTGCTGATTCATCAAAATATTTTTCAACAAAGTCATAAGTGATGGGTCGGAAGGTAGGAACCGTATCTGGTATCTCTTCTTCCGTAATTATAACACACATATCGTTTAGAGGAAAAGCGTTCAATCCGATTGTGTTATAAATTTGAGGGGACTCATATGCAGTGTCCGCCCCTCCACCAACTTCAGATTGCCACGAACCTCCAGGCAACTCAGGCATTCCTGCATCACTTGGATCGACACTATAAGGATCTCCGCAGAAGTGTGTTGCAAGAACAACAGAGGTTTGAATATTACCGTTTATGTCATAAAAACTAATTGTTTTCGGAGTAGGAGATGATACATCATCACAAGCATTATTTGTACAACGACCAAACTTGCGATAAAAAGGTCGAAAATGCTCATTCATCACAACAACTCTCGGAGCAATCTTATATGCTCTAGGTGATTGCTACATAGTCAATTTGATTAGAATCACATTCCTCTGGTCCAGCGCCAGGAGGGTCTATTTGTGTGATATTACTTATTTTTGTAGGAAAATATCCATAACCATCTCCATTTAAATCTAATCCACTATCTTCATAATCGCCAGGATATCCTGGCACGTTATAGAGGGGTATGTTTGCAGGATAAGAAGGGCCCTCTCCGATGGCTACTATATTTCGCGGGTTTGTGATCAAATTTTGTGGATCTTCCAATAAACCAGACATTGTGGGGTTTGTCGGGGTATGTGTTCCATCTAACGGATAGGGTCTAATTAATCCTTGAAATGCGTATGGTTGTAATTGTGAAAGACCTTCTGAGATCGCACCACAATTAGTACCTTTATTTTGTATGACACCACTTCCACGCCAAGTAGAGTACCCTGTAATAGCATTAAGATAATATCCAGATTGATAATACGAGTTTTGTGTGTTTACACCAATAACACTCTGATTTACATTTCGAGTGTAAACCCCGTCAACACCGTCGTCATAAAAAATGTCTAAAAAACCTTTTTCTGCCATTATTCTAGACCCTCTATTGTTATGTCTCTATAATCACCTTCCATTGGTGTAGTTAAGTCTGTAATCTGAGTATTGTAATCTACCTCTGAAAGTAGGGGATCAGTCTGAAACCAATCAGTTGTTGACCATACTATCGTATCACAATTATTTGTATTATTTAGTTTCGCACATTCACACTGAGTTATGTTTGGAACACAGTTATAGCACTGTCCAGAGATTTTATCAATAGCCTCTTTACGATCAGGTAAACAATCTGGATTTCTCACGCAACAATTCCCTCTTGTATTCAAGTTTGCTTTACAGTTTACAAGATTATGTTGACTGCAAATTCGTCTATCATTCAAGTCCAAATCGTATATGGGTCTTTTGCGAAATAATTTCTTGCTCATGGGTTTTTTGCACTCCAGAAAATTTGTACAATGGGTTTTTGAGGCCAGAAGAGTTCATCCGTTTTCCATTGACCGTTTGTCCACCCATTTGTTTCCCAATCACTAGAAACTGCTTTACTCATATCATCTACATCAGAGAACGGACCTCTACGATAACGTTCCATGTCGTTCACTTGTCTTGTAGCAATACCTCTGACCATTTGAGGAGGTTGTAATGTACCTGAAGGTTCAACTTCCGCACAATTTATCTCTGGAGGTTCATAGTTGAATGCATCTTTTACAGAGTCAAACGGTCTGCCTGTACATCCTGCATAGAAACCTCCTAAGAATTTACACTCCTCCTGAGTAAGATTGTGTACTGGTGTTCCGTTGAAACAACAGGATCCTCTATTTCTACCACATCCAAAAAGTTCACAATCTTCACATGATTTATTTGTAACTCTATAACTCAAACTTGAAACATCGAATCCAACATTACTCGCATACTGAGCGATCAATTCCTCTGAAACAGAGGTCAGATTCATCGTATCTTTATCAATACACTCAGAATACTCAGTTAATTGTATTCTTTTACTCGTAGATGCGCCATCGTAATTTTGTTTATTTAAACACCCAACTAAATCGATAGATGTGTCATCACAACATGGTAATCGAAAACAATCTATCTCGCACTGCAAACCCTTATATAGATTACCTGTAATGCAAGTATTTGTACCCATAAAATGGTTATTTACTATAGTTTCACAAGATGTAGTAGGATTGTCTCTGCAACACGCACTCAAATATATCTTTGAGAGGTCAGTGCATATTGTACATAAATCTTCACCAACAGCAGTATACTGCGTGCTTCTAATGTCAACAAATGATACTGGTGAAAATATTGCGTCTGCTGGATATGATCCAGTTGGAGCAACTGGAATGTCATCTAGATTGTTTACAGTTCCCTTTTCACAAGTATAGTATTGATACAATCCATTTTCGTCTTTTGTGAAGATACAGAAGTTATATTCGTATTCAGTAGTGTCTGCTTCATTACAGTGTGGAGTAGGAAGATCACGACAAGATGTTGTTCTAAAATCTCCTATAACTGCTGCATAACCATTTTCCGTAGCATTAGCAGTTTCCTCAGAAAATATTTCCTGACACTCTAATAAACTTCTATAATAATTTGTCTCATCTTGTTCTGGATCTTCCGATCCCGCTGCTTGTGCATCTCCATAAGCACAACGAACAATGGTTTCAATTATTCCATCTGCTCTGAGTCCAATGATAGAGCAACATCCTAACGTTGCATCACAATCACCCTGATTTTCACAACAATTAGTTGTGTCACATTCAGTTTCTTCTCCTTGAAATACAGATGTTGCATAACTTTCACACGCTGCTTGGGTTAAATTAGTGCATGTATAACCACTAATCACTTCCTCTCCAAAGAATGGACTGGAAGTTATTGATATAGTAACTTTTTGTGGAGTGCAGCATGCTCCTTCAGAGGCACCCTTACACGAAACTCCGTTTATTCCTGATAACTCTACGTCACCACATGTGACTCCCTCTTGCCACGCACCAGCACCCAACTCATTTATCGCACGATCATACGAGATTCCATCGATGCAATATGAAACGCCTCCTAGTGGTTCATCACCAAAACACGCTGCTCCTATAGGAAACGTGCAAGGCCACGCTCCACCAAAGGTTGGATCATTGATGTCGCAAGTGGATCCTGCACCACCATAAACTCCACCTAATTCTGCACAATCACCCGCAGTAAATCCGTTTGGATAATCGTTACCATCAGGACCAACTCCTTCACCATAGCATACACCATCTACACAACAAGCACCTGTTCCAGTTTCTTGCTGCGCACAATCAACAGTGTCACATGAAGATCCAACCTCTTGTGGAACTCCTCCTAAGAAAACACAGTGTGCAGGATGGAGATCAGAACACGCTCCAGTTTCAAAACAACATGCTCTATGTGGCGTATCATCATCTTCCCAACAGCGTTTTGTCGCACAATCAGTATTTAAGTGATACACCCCTCCTTGCTCAATGCATTCTTGTTCAGTTATCTTAGAACAAAAACCATTATTACAACACACACCCGATGTACAGTCCACTAAGTCACAAGTTAAATTATGAAAAAAACGATTACCGCTTTCGGAATAACAGGTTGATGCGGTAGTAAACTCACACGATCCATCTGAACCACAGCACGCACCTTCCATTGAATCAAGGCTGACCAGATAACCAGATGATCGTGATTTAAAGTTTAGACTCATATGACTCCTGAAGTTATTTATGCGATATCAAATAAATCTCCACACATTATAATAATCATTTCCCCCACTATGTAGTTCTACCCAAAAATTATCATATGATAACTGCCATTTTCTTATGTGATCGGGGTCTGGAGTTAAGTGCCAGTGTGTATGATTTAAATTTTTATCAATCCACTTTTGAGAGTGAATTATTTTCTTGTTTTTCTTTCCTATGAATCCAGCACAGAGAACAAAGGTGCTTGAGGAAGCGATAAGAATATCACATTCTGATAACGTAGAAAAGTCTCTAAAATGATCAGAACTGCCGATCTCGAAGTCTAAATTCTTTTCTTTGAGATACTCTACAGTTTTTATAAAACTCTCAAATGTTCTATCGTCGGTGCAAACATAATACTTTGTATTACTGAATTCTTCCTCAACCAAATCAATAGAATTAATGTAATAGTCTGGGTCGTGAATTTCTCGACCATTATTTCCATCTCTTCCGAGTATGTCATCACCTCTAAGGTGTATTCCTACGTTTGTTCTACTCGATGGTAAATCTCTTCTATAAACATCATTTATTTGAAAAAAGTCTCTGGGGTCTGTTTTCGTTACTTTCCAAAATACATTATGAATAGAATTTGGACATATGCAGTAATCATTGTTAGAATTCATTGCTTTACTTTCCAGTATGTCATTCCATGTCAATTGTAATTTGTCAACGTTACTCTCTATTACGGTAGATAAGTTTGAAAAAACATCATGTCCCTCCCACCGAACGCATGATGGTTTTAGATTAAAAGATTTTGACAATTGCATTAACGTATTATACTGAAGAATTCTGTTTCCAAATCTACCTCTAGTGATTTCATCTATCCTTATCATAATTTACCTCCGTGGTAATTCCATAAATAGACCAATCTTTCATAGAAGGACATAAATTCTCTAAACGAAGAGTGCTTTCATCTTTACATAATTCATGGTGAACTATTCTTTGTTCATAATTGTGATTCTGTGTTTGTGACTCTACTTTTGCATAATACTTATTCTTTTCTCCATTCAAAAAAGAATTACGAATTTTACCATAATGAATAATACCGACAGTCTCAATTGTAGAATGTGGTTTAGGTATATTCATTGGTTCCATTGGAACACTTTTGTGTAGAGAAACATCAAATTTGTAATCAATAGTGGAATCATACTTCATAATATGACCCTTCCTTTGAGCGCCTCCAAATGGATCCATTTTAATTGGCACTCCATGTTTGGTGACAAATGAATCCACCCTATAATGGTCTTCATCTTTCCATAAATGATACCACGGAAGAGTCCATAAATTTATTGACTCATCGATTTCTTCGAAGAAGTCCATAATATTTGGTGTAGGAATTTCATCAGCATCCACAAAAAAAACATAGTCGGGATTATATTGCTTTACTCGGTCGATGTTCTTTTGCTTACGCAAACCTTCTTGACGAAGAATCATATTCTCTCTAGCAGGCCAATCTTCGTAGTCTACTTTATCGTAAGATAAACAGATGTCCTTAGTGTTATCAGTGCTGTTATCATCTAAGATAATAATCTTATCAGAAAATGTACTGAGAATATCTAAAGTTCTGGGTAGAATCCATTCTTCATTTCGTATGCACAAAGCAGAGACTATATTATATTTCATAGAGTTTCTCCAAATCAATTTTATACTTTACAAGTTTACCATCATTTGTCCAATATCCCTCGTGAACATACAAAACATACTCACCCTCCTCTTCACGAAATGAAACAACATGAGGTTGTCTCATGTGCTGAGTATATTCTTTATTCAATATTTCATCAACGACTTTCCAATTCAAACCATCGTCAGAAATCATCACAAGTGTCTTTGTATCATAGTATCTTCTCTGAGATCCATCAGCAGAGAGAATGTCATTTCGAAAGTGAGGCGTAAATGAGATATACTTTTTTGTATTTGGTAGGGGATAAGCACCCATGTAATATAAATTTTCATGTTGCATATCAAAGTCAGGACTTTTTGTAATGAGTTTTGGTGTATCCCAATTTACTAAGTCTTTTGATTTAGTGTACAATACATGACGAACTCCTAGTTTTATGTTACAACGAACGTATAAAACATACTCATTTATATTGTGGTCGTAGAAAAAAGAAGGAAAGCAATCTGGAGATAGTTTTATTGACTCACCTTCGCATGTTGTAAAGTCACTGAGGAATGGTTTGTCACTTTTTGTATTCCACCGCAATCCATCAGGTGATGTAAAAATATAAAATCCATTTGCGTGACGGGGATGGAAAAAGTCATCTTTAAATAAGTAACGTGTATAATCAGGCCAGACATGATCAGTCACTCCTATGACATCCAAGTTTTTACTTATCTCACATCCATTTAATCCCTGATGTAAGTGTTGATGCATTTTCTGATGTTCAACTTTTGTTTTTGCAGATGATCTACCGACATGATACCCACCAACCGCCTTATATCTTTCATTGTATGGAACATTTGGTCTGTCGTCATAAAACACTCTAAAATTTTGAGAAGCGAGTGAGTTGGAAAGTATTACATTTTCACTTGGTTTTTTATAAGAGTCACCATCCTTAAATGCATATGCAATCTCGCTGGGATCTGCTAACTGCCAATAAATCTTATCTTTAACTACATGTGGATATTGACCAGAGAGAGATCCTCTCCTTTCACGATCAGTTTCTCTAAAATTTAGTACGACTTCACATCTTTCTAGTTTCATATTGAATAACCTCTATACTATTTAGTACGAGGTTCTTCTTTGTATTTTCTTTACGTCATCTAAAGGATCAACATATGGAATGTACAACTGATCAGGTTTATTCTTGGAGAAGAAAGTTGGAACTCTTTGACGATCATCTTTAAATTCTAAGAATCCACCGTTTGTCGATACTCCATGATTATTTTGATTATTAGGCATGAAGAAAGTATAATTTGGTAACTCCTTAAACGAGTGTGTATGATAATACGCTCCACCTATAGCATCGGGATTCTGTTTTCGAGCAGCGTCAGGAGTTAGATATAATGGATAGAAATATCCTGACTTACCAGAATTTACGTCCGTTCCTTTGAAACTAAATGGACCAACATTACCACCTAATTTTAAATCTTTCGGTACGGTGTTTGTGTTTGTAAATACAGGAACACCCTTGATTCTTCCTTGCATACCTCTTCTGCTAGGATCATCATCAAACAAACAATTGAAATTGAGTGATGTGATATTGTTACAATCGCTATAATCAAATTCAATACATCTTCTACATGATCCACCTAAATTACACAAGGCTCTTTGGATTTTGTCCCAGTATGCCACAGTCGCGTTACGATTTTGTGCGCATGGGACACCTTTTGGTTTTCCTGCTCCACCATTGTGCATTCTGACGATATCCTCACAGGTAAACTGCTTTCCATCACTGTTGATTGTTTGACATGGACAATTTCCTTTCTGACAATCTCCATTTCGAGTATAACGTCTTAGATAACATTTGATAACAAGTTGACTGATATCATGCTTTCTCTTACAACAACTTCGAATGTTTTCAAGACTTCCTGTACATCCCTTGCACATCTCATCTTCCCAGTCCAAGTTTCGTAACGCTCTACACGCAGGATGTTGATTTTTATATTTTTCTGCCGCGTCATCAAAATACTTTTTCTTTATCTGGTAGGGACCGCACGACCAACATCTTGATTTAGTATTAGTCGGTAATGGTCCAGTAGATCCACAACAGTTTCTTGCATCGCATTTATTTACTGCATTACAACCACGCAAATTTTTATCAGGATACGACCCTGCTGGATCCCCGTACGTTCTACCAGCGTCATTGGGACCACCTGCTGTTGGTGCTTCTGGATCACCACTTTCTGCTGCTCTCATCGCATCAAAAATACAAGTCATACATGCTTGAGGACAACAAGTATTAATATAATTATACTTACCGTCAGGAAGTCCAGGCTCCCAGAATTGTGGAGGTAATTGCTGAGTGTTGATACTATTTACATTTTGATTTTGATATGCGTTTTGATATTCAACAATCGCAGAACCACTTACACCTCTTGAGCAGATATCGTATGGAGCAAGTTCTTTACAATAAAAACGCATCTCTTCACAGAATGGACTCTTAAATTCTGGAGTCTTTTTGACACCAGCAGTTTTTACATTTTTAAACTTCTTCCAACACTCATGTTTTGCTTTAGACTCTTCACACATATTGGTATGGTCTTGTTCAACACACAAAGTACAATCATCAAAAGTTGTTGTTGACTCCGCACACGAATCATATTTTTTATCTCTATCGGAGTCGTACAGAGTTGCTGCTATTTTAGGACTATACTCTATGTTCTGAACTTGTCCGTAGTTTTCGGGTCTAGGTCTTTCAGCATATGCAAAAAGACCATTTGACTCTTTAACTCTTTGATTGTCTCTATAGAATTCATCTAAATTGTCTCCTACAGTGCCATTCAATAAAGTGCAGTTTTCTGCTGTCGTAAAGATGGTCCTACCGTCAGGAAGGAAGCATGTATTTGATTCTTCAACAATCGATCCTAAAATTGGATTGATATATTGATAAGTCAAATCAGTTCTTCTACTTAAA